CATCTCTAGAAAGATAAGCAAAAGAATTGCCAAGCCTAGAAATAGAAGCGGCGGAAGCGCATCCATGCTGGAAAGAAGTTCCAGGAATCCGTTGGAATGGGAAAGGGAAAAGACCAGCATTGATCCAAACTTCACCCGTTACTTCTCCAAGCAAATAGATCTGACGAGAAGTTACGAACGGAGCAACCAAATTGTCTGGTGCGCCATCCTTGGAAGAGAAGCTCAATGCGGGAGAACTGACAGATAGTGCAGATGTAGCGCCCCATTGTTGAGTACCAGGACGAGGATAGATGATGAAGTTATCAACGATGTCACTGCGACCGCCACCATTGAATGCGCCATCTGTCACAGGGACAATAGAGAAGACATTCCCAGTAAACGTATACGAATATCTGTTCGTGCCATCACAGAAATACGCAGCAATCCCGTTGGTTGTGATGTTTACTGGACCAGAAGAACTGAGAAGATTACCTCTCAGCGTTGCGGTGAATGTTGAGTCAATGCTGTAGAAGCCCGCTCCAACAATTGCTAGAAGCGTAGCTCCTCCAGGCAGCGTATACAACCCTCTGACCTCTGCTACTTGTGGTTGAAGTTTGGCTGTCAGACCAGGCGTTGGGTAGAGCGCAATAACACCTCGATCTTGCGGACCTTTGGTACGATCAATCTCACAATACCAATTGATAAGCTCCTGCGTGTCCTGTGTCAGGGATGGAGCTTCGTAAGCCGGTCCGACGAATCCGAAATCCATTTTCTATGGCTTTCAAATGCTACCGAATACTACCGTATCCAGCTGTCAAGATCCAGCCTGCATCCTGGACTTGTCCATTCATCAATGCCGAATCTAGCGTCACCGTCTGCTGCGGCTGCATGTTGGTTCTCTTTATGAGGGCCCGACCTTCAGCTGCATACTTCATGATCTGCTGGACTTGATCGCCTTGAGCAGAACCATATTCAGGCATCAAAAGCTCAGCAAGACCATAGCGGAGAGCTAGGTTGTAACCCTGGGGGAGATTGATCTGATCGGAGAGGTTCGTGAATCCAGCCAGAACCGTATCCACATAGAGGTGCATCTCTCCACCGCTTGGAACGGGCCAATAAGTAATGTTCCCCAACTGCATGGAAGGCTGATACCAGACACAACGCGGCCATGGGCCTCCGAGATTCTTCAAACCGATCCGCGCGTAGTCCTCTTGGGAAGCAATGGCTACTTGATAGTCAATACCAGAGACGCGAACGAATGCGCTATTGATGCGCAAAGGGCGCTGATAGAAAGCCCGCATCGATTGGATGGCGACCGTTTGAGGAATGTTGACGGTATATGTGCCAATTGCATCAGCAATAGCTCCAGCACCAGTATTGAATGCCGTGATCGTCGTTCCTGGAGCAGCGGGAGCGCCTAGAGTCTGTCCAAGAGCAATAGCTCCAGAAGAGATGGCTGTGACAGTCAACGTGGTTCCAGAGATAGAACCAGTGAACGTAGCTCCAACATCACCACCAGGGCCAACCGTGTACTGATAGACGTTGCTCGTGAGTTGGTGAACGATGTCAGTTTGGTAGTAGATCATCATCCGGGAATTGTTCCAGGATGCAATCATGTCGTTCAACGTCACCAGCGCATCATTGGCAGTAGGAGAGTCCGGAACTTCACCAGACTCCAATGCCCCAATGGCTCGGAGGGACGAGCTGATTAGTTCAAGGACAGAGGCCATGGATCAAAGGCCATCGCCGGGCGTGATGTAGACCGTCGAAGTGCCAGTTCCTGCAATCGCAGAGAACCAAGTGTTCGGGGACTCGGTAACCGACTGGGCAGCATTCGGACCAAGCCAGTAGCCACGTTGCGGAGTTCCAGGAACTGGAATCACAGCAGTGACGCTATTGGTGGGACCCACTGCGACAAACACAGGCTGAGTCGTCGCATTGCTCAGGATGAAGTTGTTGCAGATCGGTTCACCATTGAAGGATAGCGCCTGGACTGCGGTACTTGCCACCGTAGTGACTGCAACTGCCTGAGTATTACCCTCGGCGCGGAAAGCGGACCAACCCATGGTTTCTCCTTAGAACTGAACTTCTTGTTGAGCGGCGCGAATCGCAAATGTTGGCGAGCCAGAAACCGCAGAGGTTTCGAGGCGCAGCCAAGTACCCGCCTGAGACATGCCACTCAGATTGATGGAACCCTTGATAGATTGACCAACAACAACTGCAAGAGTTGTCGGCTGGCCGTTAGATCCACTGATGATGTCTACTTGACCCGTAGAGCAACCGCTGTTTGTATAGCTGCGTGCAAAAACCGCTCCTTCAGGGGTTCCACCAAGAGTCACGGTCGTTGTGACATCGATGGCATATGAAAACAGCGCATCGCGCGTAGAGCTGATCTGGAAGCAGGTATTCAGCGTGCGGGAAGGTGTTGAAAAGCTCCGTGATGCAGTAGCAGGCGTTGGAACATTCAAGACACCAGTACCGCTGTTGTATGTAGCGGCCCCAGAACCTGTGGTGGTGAGGCTGATTGCGGAACGCGCGCCAGCCTGATCTACGGGCGTGTAGCCGAGAGCGGAAGTAATCTGTCCAGATGTAGGGGCAGCAACATCAAGAATACCGCTGTTGATCGTGAGTCCAGAACCAAACGTCAGCCAGCTCAGAGAGAGGTTCACATTGTCATAAGACAGTGCGCCCCAATTGGTCGTTGGATGAGGCGGGATACGTTGAATGTTCCCAGTGTCCGTGCTGTTTCGCTGGCTCAAAAGCAAGTCGTCTGGACCAGCGCATGCAGCCGTAGAAACGGCAATGAGCGCGAGAGCGAGCAGGTTTTTCATGACACCCTCAGAATCCACGTATTGGCGGCAACCTTCTTGCAGGTAATCCACGCATTCGCTAGGGAATTCGTGACATTGCCAATGATGGTTGTCGCACCATTGATGGTCAGAGTCGTGATGGCCTGGCTGATCCAGATGTCGCGACTCTGATTGATTCGGCTTACGCTCTCATCCGGAAGAGTGATCGTCAGCGAAGCCAAAGTACCAGCAGAGGTAATTGCGCATGCGCCGTCAAGATTGTTCTTGGTCAGAGTGATGGTCTGACCTGTCGTGGGGCTGAATGCTTGATTAGCATCCAGCAGCGGAGCAATCGTTACTGCGTCCGCCGATGTAAGTGCCAGAGGCCCAGCGGCACGCAGCATGATTTTCCTCAGTAGGCGTTGTTTGGAAGCGGGAAGTTCTCGGCCCGGTCAACAGTAACAAGATAAGTTCCTGCCGCTGGCGTAGGAGTGCCAGCGGTAGAGTTACTGAAGACCACAACCATGGTGTTCGGTGCGGAGACATAAGCGTTGACGATGCCAACGCCAGCAGTCTGGGCAGCCGCAAGATTGATGGAAATCAGATCATTGACCTGAAGACCTGGGACCGTGAAAGTCTGCGCCGTAGTGGTCGATGCCGTCAACGCTGTGGGCGTCAGAGAAACGCCCAGCAGCAGGTTGTACAGAACGTTCCCACGGCCGATAGTGGTGGACGGCATTTCAGCTCCTTACGGCGAAGTCAGAGCCGAGGTGTCGTAGCCGTAGAGGTACAGGTCAACCGTACCGCCAGCGACAGTGACGCCAACGTTGACATATAGGTAGAAACCAGCAGTCGTGACGTTTGCCGCAGCAGCAGTGGCCGCACGAACATAGGCAAAAGCCTGGGTCGTTTGACCGGTCAGAGCCGCAGTCGTCAGGATGGCTGTACCACCCTGTGCAGGCGCGGTATAGATGCCTACCGTTGCCGTCGCCATGGTGACGTTGGCATTGGTGGTCACAACCGTGGTCGGGACAAAACTGGTCGTCGGGCCAATGATGGGGATTGCCACATCACCAGCCTGATTAACAGAAAGGCCCTTGGCGAATGCGATCAGACGCAGGCACTGTTGGGTGGTGACGGACTGCGCATTCGCAGTGACGGTAGTAGACGGTCCGGGATTCGGCATGATGTTCTCCTTGTCCTTTCGTTAGGCGGCAACGCGGCAAGCCAATTCGGAATACAAAGGCGCCCAGCCGTAGAGCACATCCAGACGGGTCGGGATGGCATCGTTGTTGATGGTGTACTGACGAACAACACGGATGCTGAGGCCAGTTTGCTTGTCAGCAGCCCGGCCAGCGAAGTGCACACCCTCAGGCAGCAGCAGATCACCCGTTGCAAGCGTGAATGCGTTCTTATGCAGCATGATGTTCTGCGGGGAAACCACAGCGTTCGCCGTACCCGTTGCGATGTTGAACGGGGTAACCGTCGCCGTCGCAGAAGCAGTGCCGATCACCGTGTTCTGGAACTGACCAGCAGTGATGATGGCCGGAGACACCGTGACGTTGAACGTACCAGCACCAGCGGAAACCGTGTTCACCACGTTGAACCAGCGCAGACGGTTTGCACCGTAAGCCTGGCGGTTCTGCGGGTTCACAGCGAACAGACCAGCAATCTGGATCGGGTCGCCTTGGTTTAGGGTGATAGCCTGAGAGTTGGTCAGGGTAATGGTGGAGGTAGATTGCCAACCCGAAGTCACAAAACCAGCGTTCACGGATGTGTTCGCGGTCAGCGTGCCAGCAGTCGTGGTCCAAGAGCCGAACGTCTGAGAAACGACGTTCTGGTCCATCTTCCAATCCAGGCCAGCCGAGTCGCGACCCATCATGCCAGTGCGGTACTGATTGGTGATCTGGCTATCCGGGACAAACAGACCCTTCAGCGAATCCACAACTGCAGCGCCAGTGAACGGCTCGATCACAACAGCTCGCTTGCCATCACGCGGGGTACCTTCTGCATCCAGATAGGCACCAGCGGTAAGGTAAGTCAGAAGGCCAGTGGCAGGCGTACCAGCCACACCAACGATGTTTGCCGTGCTGTTCTTTGCCATATTTAGACCATCACGGTCAATGCGGTTGGCAATCGCGGCAATGGCGGGCTTCAGAACGCGGTCACTGAACATGTCCATGCTCAGTGCGAGGTCCTTGGTGTTGAACTGGGTGTCAACGTGGAACTGAGCGCCGTACTTGGTGGTATCGCCCAGCACGACAGGGACAGACGATTCGTAGAAGTCTTCAACCGACAGGTTGGGACCAGTCGTACCGATGAAGCGCGCCGGACGGCGGACGTTTACCGTGTCACCGATCTTTGCGCCTGCAACAGCGAATTGATCGTCGTACTCCCGATTCACTTGGGAGGCGAAAACGAGAGAATTTTCCAGCACCATCAACGCTTCGTTGGTGATTTTGCTGATAGTAAGCAGATTGTTTGCCATGGTTTCTCCAATTGGCCAGTAAGGAAGGTGTTAC